CACCCGCGCCCGTCTCGACCGTAAGAGCGCCGGTTGCCGACGTGCTATCGGCCGTAGTAGTGCCAGTGGAGAGAAGCATCGCCCCCGAAGCGCCGGACGTAGTTCCGCCCGCGCCCGTAGTGGCAGTGATCCCGCCGCCGACGCCAGTCGCCCCAGGCGTTCCGCCCGTGATGTTGACCGCGCCGCCAGCGTTCGCAGAGGTCGTGCTGGTGCCGCCCGTAATATCGGACGCGCCACCCTGCGCCCCGCTTTCGCTACCGTAGGCCGTACCTTTTACGACAAGATCGCCTTCGATAACGAGGCCGGACTGCTTCCACGTGGCCAAGAGAACGCCGTCGTCAGTAATCACCGTGCCGACTGCGAGATCGCCGTCTGCGAGAGAAACGACCGCCGTGCCGCTCGTGTCCGCGTAGCAGAACAGCCGCAGCGTTTCGTTACGCCGCTCGGTGATGTACGTGTCCGCGACCGTAGCATTGGCCTCGGAGTAGGTCTTGATGGTTTCCCATGCGCTCCTATCCGGGGTGACCGCGCGCTGCAAACGGATAGTTTGCGCGTAGGTACCCGAAATGGAGATAGTGATGGCTTCCCCGATGTTGGGGAGAACCAGTGCCGACGTGGCGTCGTTTACGTCTGTGAATGATGCCGAAACGGTAGTCATGTTCGTATTCCTTTACTTCTTGGTCCGAGACTGTTTCTCGGGCTTGGTATCACGTGATGCCTGCTCGGCGGCCAGCGCTTTCGCAAAGTTGTCCGCTTTGGCCCGCGCCGCGTCCACAGCGTCACCCTCAGCCCGAACTTCGTCGAGGTCGCGCAGCGGTTGGTTTGAAGGCTTCACGGGCTCTGGCTTTTCATCTTCCACAGCCTCTTCGGAAACCTCTTTCTTCGGATTGACCAGCTTCACCTTGTGCCGCTTCTGGAACTCGCTGAGCTTCTCCGAGAGATAAGCCTCCAGCGATTGCAACGGTTCCTCGATCTTTTCGAACCGCTCGATAAGCAGTTGGCGAACGGCGTCCAAGCTCGGGGCCTCGACCACCTTCGCGGATTTCGGAAGAACGAGAAACAGGTCATCCGTCACCTTAACCGGAGCGCCATCGACGCCCTTCCTAATCCGGCCATGGGCAGTGAACCAGTTCGCCTGCAATTTCACTTTCATTACGTTTTCTCCTGTTGGCCGGTTAGCGGAGGCCCCGTTAAGAGCCCCCGCTATTCAGCTTAGTTCGAGGCGTCTGGATACGCTTTCCAGCCGATTGGATCGGGCGACAGCCACGCCGTGATTTCGCCAGCATCGAAGCCAGCAGTGGCGACCACCGCGTTGATCCCGAGGTAACGCTCGTAGGTCTGAGCAGTCGCCTTCGGGATGGCCGGCAATGCGTAAGAGAACGTATTGCCCGCCACAAGAGCCGCCTTAAGCATGGCTGGCGTCTTGAAGTGGATGGTGGAAGTCGAGGCGTGGATCGTGGCCGTGTCGTCTGAGACAAGGCGAAGTTCCAACGTCGCGGCGTCACCGCCATCGGTAAACGTCTCTTCCACGACGACGTTCAGGTACACGACCTGACCGTTGCCTGGATCGAAACCCTCACCGCCGAGGTCGATCTGGTTCGTAAACAGGAAGGTTCCCGTCTCCTGATCCAGGTCGTAGTTCTCCGCGAAGAGGGCGTATTTGTCCATGATAGCCATTGGTTTTTTACTCCTTTACCTATTGGCTTCGGTTACGACACCACGGCTTCGTCAGCCGCCAGAGCATCGACCCGGCGCACCGGGATGCCCATGAAGCGCTCGACGAACCGACCGCCAGTGTTCTCGTAGGTGAGCGTAGCCCCCTGCACAGCCGCCGAAGTCTGGCGACCGAGCCAAGTCGCCATGTCCCGGCTCATGTAGAACGCCGGACGACCGAGCGAAAGGTTAGGAATGCGACGCATGGCCTGGAACATGAGATCGGCCAAGTGAGCGCCGGTCGAGAACGCGCCAGACGTATAGACGCGCGTAAGCGCCGACTTCTCGATATTGGGGATACGAACCACGTAGCGCCAGTCGCGAACGGCGAGGCCCGCGTCCCAACGATAGTGCGTCCGATAAGCTTCCATGCGGCCCGTGTTCGACCCGCCCGAAGCATCCTCAATCGTGACCTGCCCTTTGTCTTCCATCTGCAAGCCCGCCTTCGACCCCTTCGGCACAATGCCGTGGATCGTATTCGGACCCCAGACGACGAGCCAGATCGAGCCGTTGTCGGTGTCCGAGCTTCCGCCGACGATGATGTTTTCGGCGTTAGAGGCAGACAAGGAATTGAAGTACGGCGCGAGGCCGGTAAAGGCTTCCGGTTCCTTTCCTTCGTTACCGTAGAACAGCGTGTCCGAGATTTCCTGGTTCATGCCCTCGATGTGCGGGCGATCCTCAGAAAGACGGAAAGCGGCCGTGTTGCCGTTCAAGTCAGCCAACGCCTTGTCGATTTCCGCGTAGGCTTCCAGCATGCCGCAGTTATTCGTGACCTGCCGGGTGGTGGACTTGTTGGGCTGAACGCCCCCGCCGATCATACGCCAAGTCGGCGCAGGAATGCCGGTACGGAGGGTAGTGCGATGCCCGGTCGTGAGGTTGCCCTCGATCCAGGTCATGTCGTCCAGGATTTCGTTCGTCTCGTTCAAGACTTCCGCAACCGCAGCGATCTTCCCGTCCGGGTCCGTGATCTTGGCCAGATCGAGAAGGGTTGGGTTGTTTGTTGACAAAGCAGCCATAGTTACAGTCTCCTTATTGAAGCAACGGCATCACGTGATACCGTTATTGCTTTCCTTGGTTGGGGTACATCCGATCAGCCGCAGGTTTCGAGGCTGGCGTGTTAGGCGCCCCGGCCCCTTTGAACACGATCTTATCTTCCGACAATAGCTTACCGATGGTGGCGAACGCCCGGACAATCGCCGGGTGGTCCCCGCTACCAGTAATCTCCAGCGCTTCACGAAGCCCCGGGTCCGTCGTAGCGCCGCCCTTGCCGTCTTCGACTTGGCTCAGGGCGTCGATTGCCTTCTTGGCGAACCCAACGCTCTCGTCAAACTTCGCTCCACCGAAAACGGGGTCGGCCTTGGCCTTGTCCCGCCACTCGGAACGCATCTTACTCCACGTCTCGTTCGAACCCTTGATATCGTTGGTGCGGGCTTCCACCCACAAGTCCATGAGCTTCTGCGCTCCTTCTTGGGTCAGACCGAGTTCTTGGGCGATTGGCGTGAACTTGCCCAAGGCAGCTTCGTCCACCTTGATGCCCTCAGGCATCTTGAATGGTTCGTACTTCTCAGGAGCACCGTCTTTCTTGGCCTTGTCCTTATTGGGGTCCTTGGCCTTATCCTCGGCTTCCTTCTTCGCCGCCGCTTCCGCAGCCGCTTTCTTGTCCGCGTCGGTCGCAGGTGGTGTACCGCCCGCAGCCGCCGCATCAGCAGCCGCTTTCGCAGCCGCCGCATCAGCCGTGGCTTTCGCCGCAGCCGCGTCTCCTTCTACGGGCTTTTCAGGCGCCGTAATCACCGTTTGGTTATTCGCTGGATCGGGCATCTTCCACCTTTTCAATCTTTCCAAAGCGTTTGGAGCGGTCTTCCGCCTCTACTCGCATGAGTGTATACGAATTTGGGTCGGCTGTAAAGACCTCTTCCATCACCCACCCGCCTATAGACCTTTGTCCTTGAACGAATTGGGCAAATCCGCCTTCAATGAACCCGTGGCTATTGTATTTACTCTCCGCTAGAAGGCGCCACAGGAAAGCCCTTCCACCGGATGTTTTTAGGATCGAGCGCAAATCCTCAAGTTCTTGGTCCCGAGCATTACGCTTCTTCTGCTTCTGCTGCTTGACTTGCCGCTCGTCCCCAACGTCGATGACAGGATCAGGCATTAGCTACCGGCCCGCTCACGCATCGCTTGACGCGCGTCTGTGAGCATGTTTTCCTCGCCGCCGGTCTTGCTATCCGCCATGGCTTTGCCGGTCTGCGCCGCCATGTTCGCCATCTGCATCTGCTGGGCCTGCTGCTGCACCTTCTGAGCGGCAGCGCGTTTTTGCGCCACGATCTCGTCCGGCACGATAAGCCGGGGTGGCGTGCCTATCACATTGGCATACTCGTCCATGGCTTGATCGGCGTCAAACTTATCCAAAGCCCCAGTAAATCCGGCGCCAACCAGCCCGCCAGCGAAAGCAGCAAGACGGTCAATGCCCCCTGTTGCAACGGCCCGCTGCGCCATGGCAAGAGTAGAGATATACTTAACGCGGAGTGGCTGACCCTGGAGTTCGCGCGGTGGTTCCGGCAAGATGTTGGCGCGAAGGCATTGTTTGAACGTCCTGTCGATAAGCGCATCGAGAAATTCCCCATGTAGTTGTTCAAGCACCGGCCCCAACTGGAGCAGGCGCTCCTGGTTCCGCTCCTGCAACTCAAACTGGTTACGGGGCTGGATGCCCTCCATGTTCGAGATGGCCAGGAACATATCGACGTGGAAAGCGTCGTCTACACGCCGCTCCACGCTTTGAATGTCCAGCGTAAGGTGCTGGAGATCGGGTTTGACTTGGTAGAGAGGCACGAGCCCCTCGGTCTGGGGCGCTTGATCGTAGATGTTGAGGCCGCCAGCCAGGGCATTGACGGGCACATTCCGCAAGGAGGCCGGACCCTTCATCGGCGGGTTCACCATCTTGTCGATTGCCTGGGCCTTGCGCTTCTCTTCGATTTGGAGATGCTTGATATCCCCAAGGGCCGTCATGCCGGGGCAGTCCGTGCCATAGATATCCTCGCCCGTTACATCCCAACGCGGAACATAGGCGGGGAACTCGTCGAAGCCGCTCTCCCGGAGGTATTTATCCTTATCGGCATCCGCCAGCCCTTGCTCGTAATAGCAGGAGCGAAATGCCTTGTACTTGGACGACTGCTTTTTGATGCCACTAGAAGGCTTCTCAAGCGGGTTAGGTTCGATGAAATGGACGACCGGATACCACGCATCGTAATTTCCCCTGTCGTAGTGCCCCTGCACAATCTTCGAAACGTTCTTGTACTGGAACTCAGCCACCAACTGCTCGACCGTCATCTCGTACTCTCGCACGAGGGTATTGACTTTCTGCTTGTGGTCTTGCCCGATCAAATAGCTGCCGACCGTTGACGTGTAGAACCGGGCCACGTCATCGAAGTCGTCAACGTGCAACATCGCCCCGGTGCCGAATAGCAGAAACTCCCCGAGCATGCTGGGGACCATCTTATAGAGGTTGCTGGCGTTGAATATCGTTCGCAGGAGTAGCTCGACTTTGTAGAGCCACACCTTCACCGGGAGAAACTCCATAAGGTCGGGATCGGGCGTCTCCAGGGCGAACCATGGCCGAGCGGGTGACATGGCGCCAGCGAGCAGCCCGGCACGAGCGATGCGATGGGCGCGCGTGGCCTTGCTGTTGATGATCTTCTGGTAGCGCCTGTCGCCCTTGTTCCGGTCCTGGATAAAGAAACGACCCTTACGCGGAAGCACGTTCTCGGACAGTTCCTTGTAGTGCTGAATGAACGTCTCGCGCTCCAGCTTCAAAGCGCTGAGGCGCCGGTTCAGATAGTCGTGCTTAGAATAGTCGGTAGCCATAGGTCGTTCCTTTTGGGATCACGTGATACCCAGGTTACTTCCATTCCCCGAACAGGAAGTGAGCCGCGAGCGCGAGGCGTCCCTTCCAGTTGTAAGTCGTCGGCTTGAAGAGGTACGCGATCTGCCAGATATACTCCACCATGGCCGTATCGACCTGCTCCTGGGTGAAGTCCGCGTCAGCCATGCGCTGATCGGGGCCGGGCAACCATTCCTCGACAAAGATGACGCCGACGCTCTTGGCGTAGGCGCGGGCATTCTCGTAGTTGTAGTGTAGCATCTTCCCTCTCCTTATTTTCCACAGAGGTTATCGACCGCTTCGCGCTGCTGCTTATTCAGCACACGCCAATACGATCCGACGTTCATCGCACACGGGCCTTGGAGTAAGACGGACGCTTCGGTGTCGTAGGCCGCCTTTGATTGCTCAACGGCGTAATGGACGGCCGCCCGATGCTCCGCAGAGCACCCGGCGACCAGAACCATTAAGGCACCCAAATACGCCCAAGGCATGCTAAGCACCCAACAGGGTTTTCTTAGCCGTCGAGGGCTCGCTATTGAGCCCCTGACCCGAGGTAAGAATGGTGCTGTCGCGTCCCGCAGCAAGGGCTGCGTTCTGACGGTTCA